ACAAGTATTCGGCACCATCGCTGCTTCCTTCACCGTCCCTACCACCTTCACCACTGTGGTCGGGCCGCTCTGGGAGTTGTACTAAGTTCCTGCGCTTAAAGGGAGCGGGGAGAACCTGCCTCGCTCCCGTTTTTCACGACCATGCCAGTCAATGAAGCCAGGCGCAAGCCGCATCGCGAACGGTATCCGCTCGAATTCGATCTCGAAGGCGTGCCGCGCGACCAGGCCACTCGCGAACAACTTTTGCAATCGATTAAGGCTAATCAGGAGCCACTCACCATGACCCAGAATTCCTTTATTTCCGACAAGTCCGTCAGCCTCGTTTCTGGTTTGACCGAAGTGCAGAAGACGGCGCTGCTCAATGAGCTGCTGAAAACCGCGCCGGTCGGACGCGAGATCGATCTCTCGAAACCCGTCATCGTCCCGTACAACGCGCGCGATCCCAGAAATCAGTTCCCGCAGCTGGTCTATCACCACACCTCCGGACAGATGCTAAAGGTGGACGACGACAAACAGCTGAAAGTCGCGCTGAAGCGGGGATTCAAGGCCGAGCCTTCGCCCACCCACGATTACTCGAAGGTGAAAAACGGAGTGGCGGCAGTGAAAGCAGTCGCCGCCCCGCGCGACGAAGAATTGTCTGCGGAACAACTGGCGGAGCTGGACTCGGCCGACGAAGAAGCGAGCTAAATGCCCATCGCACCTTCAACTGGCGCAGAAGCACCCCTGCGCTACAAGGTCTACGACATCATCAAAGATGCGTTCATCGAGATAGGTGCGTGTCCGCCTGGTGAAGAACCAAGCTCGGATGAAGCGCAGTGGGGACTTCGCAAATTCAACTACCTCACCGACGTCTGGAGCGCGCAGGAGGCCTTCGTTTATTCCTATGCGTTTCTGGTCTTCAACCTGGTAGCCGGGCTTTCGCTGCACACCATCGGGCCGAGCGGAGTGGCCACGTTCCCGACTGGCTCTGCGCCGCGTCCTGTCAGGCTCGAATCGGCGGCGCTGCTACTGAATATTACCCCGGGCCAAGTCGATCTCGTGATGACCGTCCAGGATCACAAGTGGTGGGCGCTGCAGCAGGTGAAAGCGATTCAGACCGGCACTCCGACCGACGTGTTCTACAGTCCCACCTTTCCCGACGGATCGCTCTACTTCTGGCCGGTGCCGAACATCACCGCAGCGGTGCGGTTGCAGGTGTGGACCACGGTTTCGCAGTTCGTCTCGATCCAGGACCCGATCGGCGGCCCAGGCGGACCGGGGACCCTACCGCCAGCCTATCGCGCAGCGATGATGCTCACGCTCGCCGAAGATTTACTGAGTGGGTCGAATCGTGAAGCTTCGCCGACGCTGGGAGTGAAAGCAACCAAGGCGCGCGCGGCCATCTTCGGCAACAACACGAAGTCGCCACGGATGCGGACTCAGGATTCGGGGATGCCGCGCTCTGGTGCTGGCGGGAAAAGAGATTTCAACTGGGCGACCGGTGGCAGGGCGGGTGGAGCTCCGGAATAGCTCTCGTAGCTGTGGGTGATCGTGAAAGGCATGCGCCCCGGATACTCTTGGACTTCATAGACGCGCCCCCCGATGCTTCGGCTGACCCGATAGCGCGGTGACGTCCGGATCTTGAAGATGTCGCCGACTTTCAAATTGTCGGCGGCCGCCGGATCGAAGACGTCCAAGACTTGCTCGAATTCTTCGACGACAATGGCGCTCGCGCTTCCAAAGGCCGGATCAAAGCCAATGACGATCTCTTTCGGAAACGACCACACTCGCCCGAACGGAATCGCCTGCTCGATGGCGATGCCAGCGACACCAGCGACGAAGATTCCGAGAAACCGTCTGCGCTCCATGAGGCCAATCTAACATGCCCGACCAAGACACCCTGACTCTCACCGTCCGCTTGCACGATCCGGTGGAGAAGAAGAACGCGAAACTCTCCGCCTCTTGGGCCGTGATCGCTGTGCCGCGCGCGGATCTCGCGCTGAGTGCGGCAGAGTTTGGCGCGAAGCATCTGTTGCCCGCGGTAGAGAAGCTCGAACACTTCAAGCCGCAGCCGCTAGAGGAGAACCATGCAGCCACACCAGCAAAGAGTCGTTGAGGAGAAAGAGCAGTTGGATTTGAAGATCGCAAAACTCGACGGTTTCGTTCACGGCACGATTTACGCCGCACTTCCGGATCCGGAGCGCAATCGATTGATGAGGCAGTTCTGCTTCATGAAAGATTATTCAAACGTGCTCCTCGAGCGCATCGCAGCTTTCTAACCCATGCCTTCCTTCGGCTTCTGCGGGCCCAGCTACACCGCGGCCTCTCCCATCATCGACAACGAGATCGCGATGAACTGCTATTGCGAAAAGTCGGAGTCAGAAGCCGCGTCGACTCCGGTGGCGCTGCTGCAGACGCCGGGGCGCAAGAGGTTTGCGACCTTGCCGGAGGGCAGCGTGCCCGGCGGCTTCAGCGTCAACGGCCGCACGTTCTTTGCGAGCTCGAGCCTTTACGAACTGAATGCCGGCGGAGCACAGACGGTCCTCGGATCGCTGGGCGCAGCGCCGACCACGCCGACGATGATCACAGCAAACGAAACGCAGCTCGTCGTCCTCAACAATGGCAATCTCTACGTGCTGACGCTCGCGACCAACGCCTTCGCGGCCGTCAACATGGCGCAATTCAACGGGCCAGTGGCACAGATCGGCTTCGCGGACGGCTACGTGATCGCGACCCTGCAGAACTCGCACACCTGGCAGCAATCGAATCTCGAAGACGCGACCACCTGGCAAGGCCTGAACATCGCGACCATCTCCTATTTCCCGGACAACATCACGTCCATGATCTGCGATCACCGCGAACCCACGTTTTTCTCCGGAAAGAAATTCATTACCTTCTACAACGCAGGCGCCGGCTTCCCCGTCTTCATCCCCATCCAGGGCGCGTTCGGGGAAATCGGGGCGTGCACTGCCTTCCCCACGGTGCAGCTCGACAACTCAATTTTTTGGTTGTCGCAGGATGAGCGCGGCTCGCTGATCGCAAACCGGATGACGAACTACGCCGGGCAACGAATTTCGACACACGCGGTCGAGCTCGCCTGGCAGCAGTACAAGACCGTCGCCGATGCCGTGGGCTGGACCTATCAGGAGAACGGGCATTCCTTTTGGACGATCCTGTTTCCCACCGCGAACGCGGCCTGGTCGTATGACGTGTCGCAGAATCTCTGGCACCAGCGCGGCTACTGGATCACCGCCAACGGCACCTACATCGCAGATCGAGCCATGTGCCACACCTTCAACTTCGGCAAGCACCTGGTCGGGGACTGGGCTTCGGGAAACATCTACGACTTGAGCTCGAACTATTTGACCGACGACGGCAACCCCATCCGCGGCTGGCGGCGATCGCCGACCATCTCCAAAGAGAACCGCTGGATCTATTTCGATGAACTCGAATTCGTGATGGAGACTGGCCTCGCACCAGCGACCCCGCTCTTTGATGGCGACGGGAATCCGCGGCCGGCACAGCTGATGCTGAAATGGTCAAACGATGGCGGCAAGACCTGGTCGAAGACCTATTTCCTAAGCGTGGGCTTCCAGGGCGAGTACGACAAGCGCGTCATCAAGCGGATGCTGGGACGCGCACGCAAACGGTTGTGGGATGTGACCTGGACCGATCCGCGGCTGTGGCGCTTCAACGATGCGTTCATAAACGGGAATCCGGCGACCAGGTAGAGCATGCCGACCACACAAACCAATCTCTTTCCGCCGCCGCTCCGGGGAAGCGATCTATCGCTCCCCATGCAGAAGTACCTGTTCACTTTGCAAAATCTTTTGCCGCTGAATGAAGTCGACACCTCCGGAGGAAACTACTCCGAAGCCGCGCCGCCGGCTGGGTTGAACGCAACCACGGGCCAGTCGAACCAAAACATGGAAATCACGATCGTGAAAACGTCGGCCGACGGGAACACTTACACCCTCACCGGAGTCGAAGGCGGATCGCTCACCCTGACGGCGCAGTTCGCGTATTTCAAGATCAAAAGCGATGGCACGAACTGGTGGAGAGTCGGCTGATCATCTTTCGCACTCGCAACTACCAGATGATTCGCGAACTCGCGGCGCACCCGGCAATTTTCCCGCACGTCTCCGATGACTCCGTAGCGCGGCCGGAAGATTGGGCGCCGATCGAGAGCGAACTGGTGCGCTATCTCATTGCGGGCGATCACGAAGGGCCGTACGGCTTCGCGATCTTCATCCCCGACACCTGGACCTGCTGGAAGGCGCACATCGGCTTTCTGCCGCGCAGCTACGGAGAGATGGCTTTAACGGCTTTCCAGGAAATGCTCGGCTGGATGTGGAAGAACTCGACGGCCGCGCGGATCGTCGGCGAAATCTGCGTCGACAACCGGCGTGCGATCGCGTTCTCGAAGCGAGCAGGGTTTGTGGAGTACGGAGTGAACGAGAAGTCACGGCTCCGCGGCGGCATCTTGCGCGACCAGGTCTGTTTAGGAATCTCGAAAGCGGAATAACGGAATAAAAATATGGCCGTCGTCGGATCAATTGTCGGAGGAATTCTCGGCTCGAACGCTGCGCAGAACGCTGCAGGCGCTGAAGTCACGGGCGCGCAGCAAGCGGGGGCGCTCGAAAAGTCGAACCAGACTGCCGCTCTCGGGGCGCAAACGACCGCGCTCACCAACACCACGAATGCCGAAAATCCCTACCAGACGGTAGGCTCGACTTCGGCGAACTCACTCAACGATTTACTGAAGACGGGCTTCCAGGCGCCCACCCTCGCGCAGGCCCAGCAGACGCCAGGCTACCAGTTCCAGCTGCAGCAGGGCACGCAGGCGATCGACGAGAACGCCGCGGCCAATGGAACGCTGATGTCCGGCAACACCGGCACGGCGCTAGAAAACTACGGACAGAATCTCGCTCAGGGCGCCTATCAGCAGACCTACAACAATGCGCTGAATGCATACCAGACCAATGTCAGCGCGGCGCAGGGCGGAACGAATACCGGCCTCACGTCGACCGGACAACTCGCCAGTGCGAACTACCAGACCGCCGGCAACACCGCCAACATCGATCTGACCAGCGGCCAGCAGCAAGCGCAGCAGATCAACAATGCAGCCGCGGCGAGAGCCAGCGGATACCTGGGATCGAATCAGGCGATGCAGGGCATGATCGGCGGCATCACCGGCGCAGCGGGAAACGTGGACTTCAGCGGCGGCTCTTCGCCGCTCGAAATGGCTTCAGAATTCGCAGGGGTCTAAAATCTTATGGGAACCGTACCAGCACCGAACATCGTCGCCGACGTCGCCTCCGGGCAGGGAGCGTATCAGAACTCCCTGCAGGAGTACGCGCGCGTCGCCAATTTGAAGCAGCAGACCTCCGACCTGCAGCAACAGCAGCAGGAGCGATCTCTGCAGATGCAGTCCCAGCAGCGCCAACTGAACGACCAGGACGCGCTCACCAAGGCGATGACGCAGTACGATCCGGCGAAGCATACCCTCGCCGACATCCCGAAGCTGATCACGTCGAACGGAGGATCCGGAGCGGCCGCACTCCAGGCGCAATCGGGACTGGTGCAGCAGCGGCAGAACTTGCTGAAGCTCTCCGACGAGCAATTCGCGCAGGAACAAAAGAAAGCCGATGCGATTCAGGGCGTTCACGATCAGGTGAGCCAGGCCGCGCCAGAAGCAAAGCAGCAAACCTACCAACAAGGCTTGCAGACTCTCGGCGGGATCGGCGTGGACGTGTCGAAGGAGCCGCAGCAGTATCCCGGCGATGACGTCTTCGCCCAACACTTGCCCGCGATCCGGCTCCACTCTGCAATTATTTCCGAGGCCGAAAAGGATCGAGAGATCAGCGCAAAGGAATCCGAGGCTGCAACCAAGGCCACCGAAGTCCAAACCACGCAACAGAAGTTGCAGGCAGAGATGCCAGGCGGACCGATGGAAGCTCCGGACAAAGCGGAATTGCGCTCCTATCTCAAAGATCCACATATTCCTGGCGAGCTGCTTGCGCCAGAGCAGCGCACTCCCGCGAGTTTCCTCAGTTGGAAAGCGAAACAGAATCCCGCCGCTATTGTTATGGGAAACCAACTCGGCGGACCAGGCGTGGGCACCGCTCTCGACCAGCAGGCCGAAAACTATTTCAAGACTGGCGTGTTGCCTGCGGGTTTCAGTCGAAGCCCGGGCACAACGGCGGCCATCATCCAGCGTGCTACGGCACTGCACCCCGATGGCGATCTCGCTTCCTCGAAAGCCACCTTCTCCGCCGACACCAATTCCCTGAAGTCGCTACAGAAACAATTTGATGGAATGACCGCCTTCGAAGGAACCGCGCTGAAGAACCTTGATCTCTACGCGCAGACCGCAGCCAAAATTCCCGATCTGGGCGCGAAGTTCGCGAACGTGCCACTGCGCATGATCACCGGGGGGATGATCGGCACCGACAACATGGCGGCGCTCAATGCGGCGCGGCAGACCGCATCGAGTGAAGTGGCGAAGGTACTGAGTTCGGCAACTGGATCGGGAGTTCTCAGCGACACGCAGAAGAAAGAAGCGCAGGACATTGTGGATGGCAACCTTCCATTTTCCGCCACCATGAAAGTCGTCAACACCCTCAAGCAGGACATGGCCAACCGCCATCAGTCGTACCAGACCGACATCGACACGATCAGAGGACGGCTTGGCGCGAACCCTCAAACACAAACGCAGCAGCCAGGCGGCGGCGATTTCTTCTCACAGTTCGGCGGCAAGTCCAGAAGTCAGTAAGCAATGGCTGCCGCCCCGACCCTGACGTGGGAGCAGTACCAGCACCTCCCGCCCGACCAACGATCTCGCCCACTTACCCGGGCGGAATACGCCGCGCTCTCGCGATCGCAACGCCAGGCTGCAGGACTTGAAGACTCTGACCAAGGCGCACCCGCAAATTTCAGTGGCCCTGTTTTTCCCAATCCCGCTCACATCGCGCCGCAGCTCGACACTGACTCCGCGATCTGCCGCAAGGCGTTAGCGCCCAGACCGGCAACACGCGAGGTCAGCCAACGATGGATGTGGCGAATCCCGCTGCCAGTGACGTTCTTCCTCAAGCGGGACGAACCGTCGGCGCGGACTTTTCACCGCCGCCGAGCAAATCGTCTGCAGGTCAATCAGTGAGTACCGTTCCCATCTTCGCGCCGGACGGCTCGATCGGAGATATCCCTTCGGGGCAGCTCGCCTCTGCTGTAAAGAGCGGAGCGAAACCGGGAATTCATATCACGGCGCCGGATGGCTCACCTGGCGTGGTTCCTGCCGATCGCTTGCAGGATGCAGTGAAAGCCGGAGCAAAGATCGTCCCCATCGAAGATCAGCCGGTCCAGCACCCCGGCTTCTGGGCCTCCATGGGCGCCGATCTCGGAGGAATGGCGAAGGGAGCGTTTAACCAAGTCGGCGCGGCGATGTCAGCGATGAGCGGCAATCCCGTACCAGGGGCGATCCAAGCCGCACAGACCATTCAAAACGTCTCCGACAACGCGCAGCACCGCAAGGACGAAGGCCGCAGTTTGCCTTATCGCACCGTCGCGCCCGTCGGCGATGTGCTCGGGGTGAACACGCGCGGAATGGAAGATGCCGCAGATCAAGGCGACGTGGCAGGAGTTGCCGGTCACGCTGCAGCCGTGCCCGTTGCGATGGCAGCTACAGAAGGCCTGACTCGCGGTGGCCCCGCGGTGGCGGATGCTGCTGCCCCTGCAGTGCGCGCAACGGTTCGCACCATCAACAAGGGACTGGAGAAAGCGCCCACCGCCATCGGCACCGCAGCCGGAGCAGCGATCGGAGCTGCCTCAAGAGTTCCTTTCGGCACTGAGGTTGGAGCTGGTCTCGGCGCAGCAATCGGCAAAGAAGTTTTGCCGCAAGTTCGTATCCCCGGCGAAGGCTTTGGTTTGCCTGACACGGTCGAAGGCGGCCCCGCTTCAGCTCCACAGTACAAAGCTCCGCCAGAAGCGCCCACAACTCCTGCAGCCGCAACTCCTGCAGCTCCCGTGGCCGATCCCGCAGCAGCTCTGGGAAAAATTCCGCTCAAATCTCTCTCTGAGCTGTCACCGAAAGCGGTCACTCAGGCGATCCAAGAATTAGGACAGAAAGCCTCCATTGCGGACCTCACGAAACGCGCGAACACTCTCGAGACACAAGCCGAAGCACCAGTTGCAGCGCCGCCAGTTGACGTCACTCCGAAATCAGTTCAAGCGCAGTTAGAAAACGCACTCGGCGGAAAGCCTACAGAGCCGCTGATCAAGGGAGTCTCACTGCGCAACCAGGCAGCGGTGCAAAAGGCGCGCACCTTGGCGGATCTGTCGGGCAGCGCGCAGAACGCACCGCCTACCGCTGGCGCAAGCGACCTCACATCGCAGCTGCAACAGTCACTCGACAGGGCGAGCGCAGGAAAAGTTCCCGCAGACTCGACGCCACCACCTGGCACGGTCGGGGATCTGCCGACGCAGATCAAGAAGTCGTTGCAGCAAGCTGAGCCGCTTCCGGAAGGCTTCACCCCTGTCGATTCCTCTGTGCTGAAGGCCTACAAGTACTCTCCCGAAGCGCGCGAGTTTGAATCGATCACCAATGACGGACGGCATTACGTCCATGGCGACGTCTCTCCGGAAGAGGCGCAGGCCTTCGCCGACGCCGATTCGAAGGGCAAAGCCTGGTCGAAGCTGAAAAGTCAGAGTCCGCTGGTCGGCAAAGTGGTGAACGGAAGGCGCGTGAATGTGATCAAGCCGCGCACTGTTGTCACCGACCCGCAAACCGGAGCGCCGGAATTTTCCGATGTGCTCGACGCGAGACAGAATTCAGCGTCGCAATGAGGGATCTCGTATTCGATGGAGTCGTTCTCGACCATGCCTAATCTTAACTTCCACTTCCGCCGCTTTCTGGACCACCGGGGTGGTGTGTGCGCCTTCGCCCTGGTGCTGTTACTACTGGTGACGTTTGTGCCGGCGGACGCGCAGACCGCCGTGGTGCTCGCTCCGGTCCCGCAGCTCCAGTTTTTCGACCAGTCCGGCAATCCCCTGGCCTTTGGCTGCGTCTTCACCTACCAGGTGGCCTCCACCACGCCGCTTGCGAGCTATACCGATTACAGCGGAGTCACGCTGAACGCGAATCCGGTGATCCTGACGGCCGGCGGGAGCGCGAACATCTGGCTGCAGGCGGGCCAGGCGTACACCTTCCGAGTGATGTCGGCCGGCGGAACGAATTGCGCTTCGGGAAATACCCTCTACACCGTCGACGGGATCGGCGGCGGATCCACCACGCTGACCACGATCGTCAACTACTCGACGACGCCGGCGTTTCAGGATGCAGCGCAGAATCAGCTGTTCGAGATTACGCTCACCGGCAACGCGTCGAGCCAGCCACTGACTGCGGTTGGCGTCACTCCACCAGGCATCATTACCTGGGAGATCACCCAGGATGGGGCTGGCAGCCACACCTTCAGCTGGCCGGCGAACACAGTAGGCGGCGTCACCATTTCCTCGACCGCCAATGTGATGACGCAGCAGAGCTTCATCTGGAACGGAGTGAACGCCATTGCTCTGGGTCCAGCGACCTACAACTTCGGCAGCGGCAGCACGGCGTTCGGGGTGACGAATTTCTACGACTTCGGTCTGAGCCTGAGCTCGCCGGTTTGCACCAACGGGACATTGCAGCTCAGCTCGACCTGCGGCAGCGTCTTGAATGTCATCATCAACGGCCAGACCATCGCGCCCGGAGGATCGGGCAATGTGAACAGCGGAGCCGCCGCGCATTCGATCGCGCTCAACGAAGGCAACGGAAGCGCGATCACGGGACTCCTTCTCGGCGCGAATCAGATTGCGGTGGGAGTAGCCAGCGCGGATCCCGTGGCTTCGACGATTCCCACTTGCACCGGCGGGCAGACCCTGACTTTCTCCGGCACGCTGCCCCTGACATGTACCAATGCCACCTCGGTGCTGGTGCAGTCGACCACCGTACTCGTCTCACCCGTTGGCATTTCTGCGAACACGGCCACGACCTGGCTGACGAAGGCCGTGACCATGCCTGCGAGCGGCTGCCCCTGCAGAGTCCACGCCAGCTATAGCGCTTACTTCACCCAGACCAGCTCCGGCGCCGATGTGGCCTGGCTCAGTGATGGAACGACCATTTTCGATACGACTCAGACCGCGAACACTGGATCCACTTCAAACTATGGCATGTCAGGAGTGGCCTTCTCCCCATCGACTTATGCGAACAATGCCGTCGTGACTTTCACCGCGTCGTTTTTCACCAACTCCAGCGGCGGCGGGACAGTGATGACGAACACCGTCAGCACGGGAGTCTCTGGTCAGCAAGCTTCCTGGCTGAGCCTCGCCGTCTTCACCAGCAATTAACAAACTTTTCCCGAAAGGAATTTCAACCATGAACATTCGCCGGTTTCTCTTCTTCGCGGCACTGGCACTCGCCGCTCTCAGTCCACCTCCGCTGCTCAGCGCTCAATCGCTGGCGAAAACTTTCACCCTGAGCGCCGTCAACCAGTGCGCGACCATCGGAACCAGCTCAACGCCTACCGTGGGGATCACGGTTACGGGAACGTCTTCACTTACCCTCCAACCCGAAGTCGCGATCAACGGAGGGACGGCGCAAAATTCCTCTGTCACTTCTACAGTCTCGGGCAGCACCGCCCAGGCGACGATCGTCACCAGCGGGGCCACGAATGCGGCTTATGTCGCAGGCGCGGGTGGCTTCGACACCTTCCTGCTCTGCGTGAGTGCCTACACATCGGGCTCAGCAACTGTGGTGCTGAATCCGTCTCGGGCGCTGAATGCCGGACTGCTCGGAGGCGCGGGAGGCGGCGCAGCGGTTTGGGGTGCTATCACGGGGACGCTGGCGAGTCAGACCGATCTTGAAGCCGCACTGAGCGGAAGGGTTACGTTTCTGATTACGCTCAACACGCAAACCGCCTCGTACACTCTTGCGCTGGCCGATGAAAACGCCCTGGTGCGCATGAACGTAGCCACCGCGAATAACCTCACGGTCCCCACAAACGCCACGGTGGCCTTCCCTGTCGGAACCTCAGTTACGGTTCGCCAGGTCGGCGCAGGTACGACCACGATCGTACCTGCAGTCGGGGTCACAATCACAACTCCAAGCTCACTGATTTTGCGGGTGCAATATTCATCGGCACAACTGGTTCAGGTGGCAGCGAACACCTGGGATTTGATCGGAGACACGCAGTGAAACGAGTCACCGTTGTGCTCGGCTTGATCCTGCTGGGCTTGGGCCTTCTGGGTTTGACCGCTCGAGCGGAAGCACAAGTGAGCTCGGGCGCGGTTGCAACTGGCGCGGGATACACCACACCGACGCGCAAATTCTTCGCGCGGCTTGCCACCTATCCATCGCAGCCGAACAGCGCAGCCTACAACACTTTCATTAAGGGCCTGGTGAACGGAGGCGTCTGGACGAACCTGGACGCACTTTACCTGTTCGCCGCCGTCGATTCCCCGACAGGTTTGACCAATCTGGAGCAAACCGGTTCGGCGACCAAATCCGGCAGCCCGACATTTTTGGCTTATGGCGGCTTCACCCCGGCGTCGACCACCGACTATATCGACAGCGGAATCAATCCATCCACCTCAGGCGGAAACTACTCGCAGAACAGCGCCACGATGTTCGGCTGGCGCAATGTGGCGGGCACGGCCGGAAACATGATCTCTCTAGGGGCCTTGGGCGGAGCTTACGTTCAGGCCACAATCGGCGCAAGTCTATCCGTTCACGTGAACAGTGTCAGCTTAAGTCAAAGCGAGAATCTCCCTTTGACGACTGGGCTCTATGCCAGCTCGCGCACCTCCTCGACGGCTGCCCCCGGCTATATGAACGGAGTCTTCCTGGCGACCACTTCGACCGCCTCGGCCGCAGTCGGCAGCGCCACTTTTGTGGGAATGAACTTCAAGGGTGATGCTTTCGCCATGACCGGACAGGAAGCGGAGCTGGGTTTCGGCGGGGCCTTGACGGGCGCCCAGCATCGCGTTCTCTATAACTACAGCAAATTTTACTTGACCGCGGTGGCGGGCAGCTCGACGATCGGCATGCCTGGGTTTTCCTCGGACATCGCCAGCGGAAATGCAACCGGGTTCAGCTACGGCACGGGAGTGGCGCGGCTGGCCGACGGTCGGCTGATTGCGGTTTACAGCGTCGGAACGGCGCTCAACACAAGTTCTGTTCTCTACTATCAGCTCTCCTCTAACAGCGGGGTTTCGTGGGGGGCGCCGGTCACCCTTGAGACTCCCGCCTCCGGCTTCACTTATACGGAAGCAAACGTGATGGTCACTGCTTCGGGGACCATCATCGTGAATGCTTCTTATTTCCAGGCTGGCG